TTACTTTCAGTGGAATAACTTCTACGGATGGAACTAAGTATTTGTCAAGTACTGATTATAATGCAAATCAATTGCCAAGAGGAGGAGTAATTGTTTCTCTAGGATCCTCTGGTGGACTTGGATATGCACCCCTAGTTGGTGCTGCTGTGAGTGCCGTAGTTGGTGCAGGTGGTTCTATAGCAGGATTTACCACAGCATTAACTGGCGGTTCTTTTGGTTCTGGATATAATGGTTTAGTTTCTGTTGGAGTAACTGTAGTAGATTTAGAATATGACCATAAATTTGTAAGTTCTGGAATAAATTCAATTACTGATAATACTGGAGGCACTCATACTGCAACAGATGCTACTTACAATTCAAGAACTGGTGATTTGGTGCTGACTATTGTCAATCATGGTTTGACAACAGCAAATACTATTGGTATTGCTACTGAAGGATTGGTATTTACTTGTTCTAAGGATAATCATGCAACAAATCATCCCTATCCAAGAGCAGTATCTAAGACAAAATTGAGAAGAGGAGAGTCTGGAGGAGATCCTATTCATAATCAGCAAGTAGCAATTGTAACAACTACATTGAATACTATTCAAATTGGTGTAGGAAGTGGTGGTGGTGCCGGTACAGGAGCAGTAGTTTCAGTTGATTCTATAGGTATTGGTGGAACTTTATCTTTCAATGTTGGCACTGCTGGAACCAACTATGTAAATCCAGAAATATTTGTTTCGGAACCAACTTATGAAGGTCTTGAGATAGAAGGAATTTCTAGATTGGGATTTGGTAATACTACAACAACTGGTGTTAGTTTATTGGTTGATATTGAGGTAGGTGCTGCAACAACGAGTGGAATAGGTTCTGATACATTTGAAGTTTCAAACTTCAAAATTGCAAGAAATGGATATGGATTTAGAAAAGGAGATATTATTAGACCAGTTGGTTTAGTCACACATAGCACTCTTTCATCAGCAACTTCTGAATTTTTGCTGATAGTTGATGATGTTTATAACGATTCAATCGGAGCATGGCAATTTGGAGAATTTGATTACATAGATTCAATCAAAAATTATCAAGATTCTAGTAGAACTAGATTCCCACTTTTCTATAATGATGAACTTATAAGTTTTGAAGCACAGGAAGGAACACAAGTAAATCTTGCTAATGCATTATTAGTTGTAGTTAACGGAATTATTCAAGATCCCGAAGTTTCATATTTCTTTGATGGTGGAACTTCATTCAGTTTTACTGAAGCACCTAAACCAGAAGATAATATTGATATTTTCTTCTATAGAGGAACTAGAAATGATGATGATCAATTAGTCACAAGTATCAATCAAACCATCAAACGGGGAGATTTGGTGCAAGTTTACAAAAATAATGCAATTGATGGCACAATATCACAAGATAAGAGAACAGTATTTGACTTATCATTCTCCGATAAATTTGAAACAAACCTATATTCCGGCAATGGAATTGATGAGACAAATTACAAACCACTTGCATGGACGAAACAAAAAATAGACAAAGTTATTAATGGTGAAATTGTTTATAAGTCTAGAGATTCTATAGAAGCACAAGTATTCCCGACTGCTAAAATTATTAATACGATAGAAAGTAGTGATACTGAAGTGTTTGTAGAAAATTTGGAGTTGTTTGATTATGATTCTGCTAATGATTTTAGTGGTTTAATTGTAAGTGGTTCTGCAGACCCAGTAGCAGCTGCTATAACGGCTACCGTTTCAACAGCAGGAACTATCACTGGATATACAATTGCATCTGGTGGTAGTGGATATACCTCAATCCCGACTATTTCAGTTATTGCTCCACCAGAAGTTGGAGTTGGAATCGGAACAACTGCGACTGCGACTGCCACTATTTCTGCCGGTGCAGTTTCATCAATTTTAGTCAATAATCCAGGACTTGGATATACGATTGCTCCACAGGTTATCGTATCTCTTCCAAATCCAACTTATGAGAATATATCTAGTATTGATGTAATTCAAGGTTTTAGTGGTATTGTCACTGGAATTACTACCGTAAATGCTCAGGGAATAGGAACACTGGCAATTCAATTTAACTTACATAGATTAGATGGCATAGCAAATTATAATAATCTCGTTGCTGGATATCCGATTTACATCTATGACACTTCAGTTGGAAATGGCGTAACTTCAGTTGCCAATAATGATTTATCTGTTGTTGGTGTTGGCACAACTTTCGTAGATAATATATATTTCATTCAAGAAATATCTAACGTTGGTCTTGCTGGTTCAATTATTTGTTATGTAAATTCCGGAACCTCAGTTGTTGGTATTGCAACAACATCAAATTCGAGCAATCCTGTTGGAAGATTCTCATGGGGAAGATTTGCTGGAATAAGTAGATCGAGTTCTCCAGTTTCTATAGCAGTAACTGGTAATACCGTTGATGTTGGATTGACAACTTTCCCAACAATTCAGAGAAGAGGCACTGGACTAAGGGATGGAGGAGCACTTCCAAAAAATATATAATGACAATTCCCTTATAAATATCTAAAAAACTATTAATATGGCTGCGGTAGTAACAGATCAATTTAGAATATCAAATGCAAATAATTTTGTAGACTCTGTAGCAAATACGAGCAATTCTTATTATGTATTTTTAGGATTACCAAATCCATCTAATCCAGTATCTGGTTTTGGTAGAACTACTTCAGATGCTGAATGGAATGGTAATACCCCAACACCAACAGATAATTTGCAGTTTACTTCACAATATAGAGATACTGCTTTATTTGGAAAAAAAGTAACAACATCTAATGTCAGAAGACTTATAAGGAAGGTCAACTGGGCTTCTAATACTAGATATGACATGTATAGGCATGATTATAGTATTTCAAATCCTGCCCCCAATTCTAATTTAAGTAGATTATATGATACAAATTATTACGTAATTAATAGTGACTTTAGGGTTTATATTTGTATTGACAACAGTTCTTCAGGTTCTAACTTGAAAGGAAATGTATCAAAAGATGAACCAACTTTCACTGATTTGGAACCATCAGCAGCTGGAACTAGTGGTGATGGATATATTTGGAAATATCTTTTTTCAGTAGCTCCTAGCGATATTATAAAATTTGATTCTACCGAGTATGTCGTAGTTCCCAATGATTGGTCAACAACAACAGACACTCAAATTCAAAGTGTTAGGGAAGCGGGTGATTCTGATATAAACTTAAATCAAATTAAAAAAATATATATTGCTAATGGTGGATCCAATTACACCTCGGGGATTGTATCAATTAATGGTGATGGAAGTGGTGCCAAAGCATTAATTGAGGTAGATTCCTCTGGAACAATAACTTCTGCTACTGTGACTGCTGGTGGTTTTGGATATACTTATGGAATAGTTGATTTGGGTCCTCTCCAACCTTCCGGAACATTAGCAGATCCTGCAAATTTAATACCAATTATTCCACCATCAAGAGGTCATGGTTATGATATCTATACGGAATTAGGCACAGATAAAATACTAATATATGCCAGATTTGATGATTCAAATAGAGACTTTCCAATTGATACTAAATTTACTCAAGTTGGAGTATTAAAAAATCCGCAACAATATTCATCTACTACAATATATACTGCCAACCAATATTCATCCTTATTTTCAGTAAGATTGAATTCAGTTACATCAACTCCAGTTGTAGGTGCAGCAATGTCACAATCGGTAAGTGGAGGTGCTGCTAAAGGATATGTTGCATCATATGACGATGAAACTAAAGTATTAAAATATTTCCAAGATAGATCACTATACTTCGGAAATACAAAAGATCATACTGACATTGATAATGTTAGTAGTAATAGCAAATTATTATCCTTTGAATCTTCAGGTAATAACATTTCCCCATTTACAGGATCAATTGATACTGGATTTTCTGGAATTAAAACAACCGTAAATTCTAAAGAAATTGATTTGGGAGTCAATTTTACAAATGGACTTGCAAATCCTGAGATAAATAAGAAGACAGGGGAAATCATTTACATTGATAATAGACCTCTTATTCAAAGAGATTCTCGCCAAAAAGAAGACGTTAAAATTATTCTGGAATTCTAAAGAAAAATGTCACAAAAAACAAACTTAAATATCAATCCATATTATGATGACTATGATTCTGAAAAGAATTTTTATAAAGTCTTATTTAAACCAGGATTTCCAGTTCAAGCGAGAGAATTAACTACCTTACAATCTCTTCTGCAAGGTCAGATAGAGTCTTTTGGTAGTCATATATTTAAGGAAGGATCTGTAGTTGTTCCAGGAAATATATCTTATGATAATCAATTCTATGCTGTAAAACTTAATGCGACTAGTTCCGGAATCGATGTCGCATTATATATTGAAAATTTTGTAGGCAAAAAAATAATTGGTCAAGAATCGGGCATTACTGCCAAAATTCAACATGTTGAATTTGCTGATGATAATAATTTTGAATTTTTGACAATTTACGTAAAATATCTAGATTCTGATAATAATTTTGAATTCACTCAGTTTCAAGATGGAGAATCATTATCTTGTATAGATAATGTGACCTATGGAAATACAACTATTCCTGCCGAAACTGAATTTGCATCTTTAATTTCTTCTGATGCAACTGCAATTGGTTCTGCAGCATCCATTGGTAAAGGTATTTATTTTATTAGAGGATATTTTGTCAATGTTTCTCAGGATACTATACTTTTAGATAATTATACAAATACTCCATCATATAGAGTTGGTTTAAAAATTGACGAATTACTCATTGGAGCAAAAGATGATGATTCATTATATGATAATGCAAAAGGATTTACAAATTTTGCTGCACCAGGTGCCGATAGATTTAAAATAAATTTAACTCTCACCAAAAAATTAATATCAGATGTTAATGACACAGATTTTGTTGAACTTTTGAGATTAAAAGATGGTAAGATTCAAAAAATTACCACAAAAACACAATATAATCAAATTCGTGATTATATGGCCGAAAGAACATATGATGAATCTGGTGATTATGCAGTAAAACCATTTGATCCATCGGTTCATAATTCATTAAATAATAGACTAGGGAATAACGGTCTTTTCTTCTCTAATGAGTTAACAGAACAAAGAAATACACCATCCGAAGATTTGATGTGTTTCAAGATATCTCCGGGAAAAGCATATGTGAGGGGATATGATGTAGAAAAAGTTGGAACCACAATAATTGATGTAGAAAAACCTAGAGATACTCAAAAAGAATCTAACGTGACTGTCCCATTTGAGATGGGAAATTTACTTAGAGTTAACAACGTTACTGGTGTTCCTCAAAATAAAAAAACAATCCAACTATTAAATAGGAAAGTAGGTGATACAGAAGCAGTAATAGGTGATGCTAGAGTATATACTT